TTCAATAGCACTAATACCCTCATGAATTATATCAGATTTGAATCTGATACTATAAAGACCTGTTTGACTATTGTATATATCGGATGTCATTGGACTGCTGCCCGAATATAATGCTTGTATGGTTTCTGGTCTGCCATCTTACCATTCTCATAGGTAGATGAATAACCATAATCCTTGTGATCTTTGTATCCAATCTGTGCTCCTTTGGTTCTCTGGAGTGCTGGCATAAAAGCAATGAAGAAGAACACACCAGGTGCGCCAATAATCAAGGCACCACCAAAGAGATAACCAACCAAGAATTCAGCAATGGTATGATTACCAAGTGCTTCTAGTTGTGTGCTAATCAAAAAGTCAATCATCTGAACCCTCTTTTACTTTACTAAAACCAAATGGACCTGCTGATTTTTCTTCTAATGCTACTTTCAGTGCAACACCACCGATAGCTTCCATGCATTTAAGGATGTCTTCGGTCTTAGCACCTTCACCAAGTTCTTTAGCAACATACCAATACTTTGGCCAGAAGGTTTCTCCTGCCCTTTGGTAATCATCAAGTGTTAGTAGTTTCATCAGAATCCTTCTCCTTTGGATTTTTTCTTTTTAAGATGGTTTTTCATATCCGTTTTTGATTCAGAAAGAATCTCTTTCAACCCTTCTTCATCATAGTGATCACAGAGTTGAATCATACGATCTAGAGCATATTGAAACTGAGACCCCTTACTCATTTTACTGAGTAGATAATGTGCTACATCATACCTCAGTTCTTCTAGTTCATTTGAATTCACACTGCACCATGATTTCAGTTAACGCTGCTAACATGTTGATCTCTTGATCAGCAACAAAAGCAGATTGGTATTGATACTTGGCGATAATCAATACTGCCTCAGGTATACTCTGCGGTTTCAACGAATCATACATCGCATCATACACATTGCGTAGAATGGTGTTAGTATCATTGTCCAGGTTTTGAACAATCCACTTTCTTACATTGGGAAATTCTTTTCTGGAGAGGTAACCCACCAGGTCTTGTACATTGCTGTTCGCAAATGTTGAAACAATACCCGTGTCAATAGAACCGTTCGCCGCATATCTTTGACACTCATTTAAGACCCTTCGCCAATCCGGAAGATGCTTTTGAATAACCGTCGCAACAACCTTCTTATCTGCTTCCACACCCTCCTCCGCAAGAATCTGATTGAGTCTTTTAAAAAACTCAGCAGCGATACTCTGCTTTTCTTTGCCGGTGAGTGCGAAGTCCACGACACTGCATCTGCTGTGTAGTGGTTCGATGATCTTGTTTTTGTAGTTACATGTGAAGATGAATCTACAGTTGTTATAAAACGCCTCAATGTTCGCCCGTAGTAGGAGTTGTACATCGTGGGTTGTGTTATCAGCTTCATCAATAATGATGACTTTGTGTTTAGCATCTGAGAAAAGTGATGAGGTCGAAGCAAATGACTTTGCTTGATTCCGTACAGTGTCCAGGAATCTACCCTCATCGGATCCATTGATGACATAAAAATCTGCTCCGATTTCTTTACACAGTGCCTTGGCAACCGTGGTCTTACCTATTCCAGGTGGACCAGAAAGAAGAAGATTAGGCAACTCACCTTTATTTACAAAACCTTTAAGTGTATCCTTAATATGACTAGGAAGAATACACTCATCAATGGTCTTGGGGCGATACTTTTCGACCCAAAGAAAATCATCATTCATTATGTAATTAAGAATCAATTAGATTCTTCAGTAATTTCGTACTCGACAACATGTTTAATTGTACGCTTGCCATTATAGTCAAGTGTTTGCCATGTTGTCCACTTGGCATTGAGAAGTTTTTCCAAACTCTCAAACATGTTTTTTGCTATTACTTTGTTAGTAGTAACTTTCCAATCTGCCATGTCACCAACGCTTAGTTTTAAGATACTCAAGCACATCATTACGAACATCCATTAGTTCGTGATAACACATTTGATTGTGAGCACACTGGCGAAGTTTGTGGTCTGGTTTGAGGACAGACTCAATAAAAAGATCTAGTCCTCTGTTCCACTTATCCTGCTTAGATTCAGTATCAACCATTGTAGTTGGAGTCTGGCTCCAAGGCAATGAAGTACGTAAGGTTGAGCGCATTGTTGACAAATCTGGCGAGGTTTTTTCTAGAGATAACGACTTCATAACTTCCTGGAACTAGTTTAATGTTCTCAATTTTAAAGTTAAAGCAAAACTCAGCATCAGTTTCTCCAACTACGATTTGGAAATCGTTAGATGTATCGTTTTTGCGATCAGCAACAACCAGTTTGACAACTCCTGCTTCACCAACAACTGAAAGATCAGGAAGACCAAGAATAGAAGATGACTTCATGATGCGTTGTAGTTGTTCTTGCTGAACAAGAAAACAAACATCTTCCGAAGGCAACTGCATTTCCTTTTCAGGAGGAGCAATGATAACACTAGGATCGCTAAAGAAATACTTTGAGCGATTCATCTTACCTTCACGAATCATGGCATGAGTGTCTTCTGTGGACACATCAATATCAGGATCGCGATACAACGCTACAGTGTTCAAAAACTGTGGTAGGTCGTAGATAGCAAAGTCTTTGGGAATGTACTCTTCAATCTCTGCTTCTGCTAGCACATTCTGCATTGGGGAGATTGTGCGAATCTTTCGTCCTTCCTTAAAGGAAAGAGATTGGTTGATAGAAGTAAAGTTCTGAAGGATCTTATGAGTTTTATCAGACAGTTTCATTATACAGGATAAGTAGAGGTCTTTTGATGAAGACCAGAAAAATGGTACAGTAGCACACAGTAGTGAATCGCTTTAAGAATGTCTAGTTTAGACTTTCCCTCTTTCTTACCAAAGCGAGACAGATACTTAATGGCATTTGATCGTGTGAACGCCTCAGCGTCACCGATGCTTTCAATCAAATCAAGTGTTTGTGTCTTAGATTCTTGGGAAGTGTAGTGAGAACGATAAGTCCCGGCAAGATAATCTTCCAGTTCTTTTAGTGTCGCATCCTCTTGGTACTTCCAAAACCCTTCGGGTCTTGACATGAGATAATAATGTAGTCCCAGTCATTATATCAGACACCAACTATACAGTCAACTGCTTCTTGCCAATCCAGTGGGTTGTCAAACCGATACGAGAAAGAGAATCTACGGCATTCTGTCCTAGCACAGTGCCATAGTTCGTGTTCTTGCTCAGGACGGAATCTACCCACCCTAGCAGACCAACCAGGTTTATCTGGGAGTGTTCTTAGTTGACCATCTTTCCAACAACGAAAGTAACCCTCACCAGTTTCAGACCAGTTGAACAATACTATCCATCCCGGAGCAGCATAATTGGTGTGCCACCCCACGAAACCATTGGGAGGATAATATCCAAGCACAGGATTGTCAAGTGCTTTTGGAAATTTGTCTATAATAAACTTACGTCTTACTTTAAAATCAAATATTTCACGCGGTGTTTCGGGAAGAGCAGCGTTCCTTACAACCTGCACGGGAGGGACATCATGCCGTATACCACGTTGAATTATCATAGCAAGCAGGGATACACTTGTCTCCCATATAGGATCTTTTACAATCTTATAAGGAAACTCCCACTCCTTATCCGAGATACATTTCTTTTCTATCTGATGTAGATACTTAGCAAACTCTTCGCCAATCTCAATATTATCAAACATAAAAAAAGGGGGTTTGCTCCCCCTAGTTATATTGGTATGCTGGTGTCATCAAACCACCGTCTGGTGGATCGTTGTCGTCTTCATCTTTGCTCGTTAAGGCAAGCATAATGAAGTATGGAGTTATGACGAACAGTAATGTTTGTAGTAGTGTCCAGTCGTAACTCATGATCTAATCGCAACTATGGCGATTGGAACTAGCATCAGCATTGCTGCTACTACAAATACCATCACCAAATACCAGGAATTACCTGACCTGTAAGAGCATAGGCACCCAGGGCAGCAACAACGCCGAGCATAGCGGCGAGTCCATTAATACGTTCTGCGTTTTCGTTCATTGTTCTTTTGAAATAAAGGATATTTAGATGCCGAAAGCACCAAAGAAAAAGAGACTACCAGTTGTTGCATAAGACAGAAGTCCAGCAACAAACCCAAGCATCGCGACACGACCGTTCAGTTTTTCTGCTTTCTCCGCGTAGGTTTCATAACCATAGCGTTCAGCGGCAGTTTTGTCAATGTACATTCTCGGTTCCTTTGCCCACAAATTTTGTTGGCCAAGGTCGTTGCTGGTCACGGTCATGTGTCTTTATGAAGAACTGTTACATTATTATATAGGAAAGATTAAGTTTTGTCAACGGTCAATGAAACTC